AGTTCATGTCTATGATGGAAGATTTCTGGTTACCACGTAGAGAAGGTGGTAGAGGAACTGAAATCACAACACTTCCTGGTGGACAAAACCTCGGAGAACTTGCTGATATTGAGTACTTCCAAAAGAAACTTTATAGATCTTTAAATGTACCCGAATCTAGAATTGCATCAGATGGTGGATTTAATTTAGGTCGTTCATCGGAAATTTTAAGAGATGAACTTAAGTTTTCTAAATTTGTAGGTCGTTTAAGAAAACGGTTTGCATTTATGTTCACTGATATGCTTAAGACGCAATTAATTCTTAAAAATATTGTAACTCCAGAAGATTGGGAAACAATTAGTGAGCATATTCAATATGATTTCTTATATGATAATCAGTTTGCAGAACTTAAAGAAACTGAAATGATGAATGAAAGGTTAGCAACATTGGCTACTATTGAACCATATATTGGAAGATTTTATTCTCAGGAATGGGTACGTAGAAAAGTTCTTCGTCAAACTGATGCTGAAATGGTAGAGCAGGATGAACAGATTGAACAGGAAATTAAAGATGGAATCATTCCAGATCCTAGTGCAATAGATCCTATAACTGGTGAACCATTACCCGCAGAAGGTGAGATGGATACATTGGGTGATATGCCATTAGAACCTGATGGTGCTATTACTAATGGACAGTTAGGAAAAGATAGTAAGAAAGCGGAGATATAAATAAAGAATAGGATTATATTAATTTTCATGGAAGAAATTGTTAATTTGATAGCTAATGATGCTTCGGCAACGGATATTAGTGATAAAATGAAAGATCTTTTATTCGCTAAAGCAGCAAAAGGAATTGATGCTCAAAAGGCAGATATAGCGGCTGCAATGTTTGATACAAGTACACCAGAACCAGAAACATCAGAGGAGGGATAGAATGTCATCGTATATACTCAAACCATTGAGTGGAGAAATTGAATTACCAACTACTACAGGAACTGCAACTAGTTTATCTGAAGCTAGAAGAGTAAGAGTTCTTAATTGTTCTACTTCTAATAGAGTAATTAGTATTGTTGAATCTCAAAGTGGTAGTTTTATTGGATCATTCACTATAGGATCAAGAGGAACTACTCCTGGAGGTGGAGATGGAGATATCATCATAGATAAAGATTACACACATTGTGTTTATGCTGATGGTGATGATGTTAAAGCAGTAAGCGTAGGAATTGTAGGTCAATAAAATGAAACTAATTACAGAAGAAATTTCAAGTGTTAAATTTATCACCGAAGGAAAAGGTGCTAAAAAGAAGATGTATATTGAAGGAGTTTTCCTACAAGGAGATCTTAAAAATCGTAATGGTAGAATGTATCCAGTAAATACTCTTGCAAAAGAAGTTGGTAG